TGGTATATCTCTGTGTAAGCGCATGGATGAAGTTCATGGGAATTAGCGAATTTATCCCAACGATTACGGTGGGATGATTGGATGGCGATGAAGCCTTACATGAAACCAAGACGTTTGAAACGCAAACCTAAGACTGAAATTCCATCTTTTAATGAATGGAAGCGCAGTTGGGAATTTACCCATACGAATCCTATTCCTATGGGAAATCCGTATAGTCATCAACCGTTGCACTATGCTATCAAAAGAGAAATGTACCGACAATCTGGTCGGGGTACGCTGAGGGAATATCTTGAAACTCAGCCTTTTGCAATGAGTTCAGGCGATCGTATGCCTGATATCAGTCGTCGACTATTAGCTAAGACATTAGGGAAAGGTGTCGCACGACTGCATCCTATTGGAATGGGAATAACTTTGGCAATGGATGCCAAAGATATATACAATTTATTGAAGTGAACATCTCTATGGGATTTTGCCTAGAGTGTGGAGAAGTTACAGCACAAAACTTGTGTTTTGAATGTTTTAGTCGGTTTGATATCCTTGAAGCCGACGCTGAATTCGAGGAATACAAAGCATATTTGCTTAAATCGAATTCTGGTAATAGTCAGGGAAATAACCATGTTAATGGTGAAGAAGAATGATACCAGCTCTTGCTTGGATTCATGAAAAGATGAAGCTTGGAAAATTGGCAATCGCTTACAATGGAAGCGTTATTGTAAAATTAAGAGCTGAAGAATTCGATGGATTCACTATTGAAGAAATCGTAACCGGATTCATGATTAATTATTCTAAATTTATTCAGGAAGACGATGTTGTGGTAGATCCACAAACTGCTTTGACTTGGCAAAGGCCAAGTAGTAATCGTCAGCATTGGCACAATGCTAGAAACGACGTGGTTCGGCGAAGATGAAAAGCACCTCTAATCTTCTTATTTGAGGTCAAGAGTGAGGAAGGTTCAAAGACCGTCATTCACGGTTTGGAGGCAGAGAAGATGGGCCGAGTGGGGGTCTATCCTCCCCGAGTGTGCATCTGAACGATTGGGGTGGCTACGGGGCTCAACAAAAATTTTCATTTTTATTGACCACACCAAAAAAACTATCAACCCTATTATGATAGGATTACCCTATGGGTAGTAAGAGAGAAACGAATTTACCTGCAAAAAAATACAAGAAAGGAACACCTTGTGTTACAAGATTGGAGTTTGAAATGACAGGACCGTCGCCACAATATATTGATGTGGCGAAGGCATTGAGTGCGGCTAATCGAAGATTATACCGCCAAGGATGTTATTATTACATTCAACATATTGAAGTGTATAATAATTCCAATGAAAAGGTAGATTTCTTGGCTCTACCTGATAATTGGGTAACAAGAGCTGCGTATCGCAGAGCTAAAGCACTATGGGATGCACAGCATGACAGAGTGTTGAAAGTTGCTTCTGGTTCAACTTCAAAATATCACGATTTTAAAGTGTATATGGATGCCCAGCACCGAACCATTGGTTCGGAGAGAGTGAATACTCACGGTTGGTCTGGCTCAACAACGAATTTGATTTCTGATGATTGGGAATATTCGCAGTTTATTTCTGCGGATGACAATCAGAATGCGACAGCTGACGCAGACAATTTTTACATACACATGGTCGGGGATCACGACGGTGTGGCTACCAATTGGGATTCAATTGGTGCAATAAAATCGTATGCGGACACTAGGGGAAGGGTGCAGGACTCGCAACCATTGTTGCCAGCTGGACTGCAAGCTGACCCGCTGGCAAATCTAATCGATTATTCAAGCGAAGAACAAATGAATGATTTGCTTACAATGGTCGATGACCAGGATAATGAATCACCACCATATGATGCCGACGTGTATGTTGGACAACAGTCCAACCATTTACAACACGTAGGTAGAGCAGTAACTACTGCGGAAAATGGTAGAGTTGCAATGGTCGCAGGTTTCTGCGCACCATTGGGACTAATTGGTGTAGATCCAACAGGATTAGCACCAACTGACGACTTTAGAATAGTCGTCGTTCTTGCTCCGGGTACTTACAACGGAGTCTATGCGGAGAGGATGGCATGAGTGAGTCTACGACCACCCCTGCCTCCGAGATAACAGCTTCTCAGCTGTTGTGGACTGCTCGCCTTCTCTCCCACTTGAGAAAGCCAGAGAATCTTCTGGTATATCTCTGTGTAAGCGCATGGATGAAGTTCATGGGAATTAGCGAATTTATCCCAACGATTACGGTGGGATGATTGGATGGCGATGAAGCCTTACATGAAACCAAGACGTTTGAAACGC